CAGAATTATGAATTTTTCGCTGTCGTTTCTCGGAGGGAACACAAGTACAAAAGCGGTGAGGTCAAGGGTTGTTGAAAGGTCAAGTCCGCCGTAGCATTCTCTGCCTTTGAGGTAGCGAATGTCAAAAATATCATTACAGTCATCGTAGGCTTGCATCGACATCCATCGTGTACTTTGCTTCACCCATTGATTAAGACGAAGCTGTCTGAAGATGTTTTCTTCGGCAGGATTTTCCATTGCACTGAGGCAGGCATTTCGTACCTTTTCAATATCAATAGTGTATCCGAGAGATGGGTTGGCTTTGTACCAGTTTTCCTCTTTTGTCCAATCCTCGGTGTCCGGAAGACCATATATTGCAGAGTAAAACGTGGGATCAATTTTTCTCCCTTCCGATATATCAATTGCTTTTTGATGCTGTTCAAAGCATATGGATTCTCGGTCGGTTCCGGCAGTGGTTATGAGAAAAAACAGAGGTTGGGACCTTGCATCACCGGAACCCATCGTCATTACATCGAAAAGGTCACGGTTTGGCTGGGCGTGGAGTTCATCGAAAATAACGCCGTGTACATTGAGACCGTGTTTTGTGAAGGCTTCTGATGAAAGCACCTGATAAAAACTGTTTGTCGGTTTGTATACAAGTCTTTTTACAGACATTATCGGTTTTATTCTTTTTTTCAGTGCCGGACACTGGTCTACCATATCAACAGCAACATCAAAAACGATGGATGCCTGCTGACGGTCAGAAGCACAGCCGTAAACCTCCGCACCCCATTCCATATCACCGCAGGTAAGATACAGTGCCACACCTGCGGCAAGCTCTGAGTTATGTGTCGGAATCATTGATTTGCCCGCAAGATAACAGTGGCTTTTGCTATCCACCTGGATACATTGCATTTTGATTTTTTCATTTAATGGCTCAATATTTTCCAAATAATGAAAACAAGAGCGAGTTTTCTTGACCCTCTCCCGGTTTCTTGATATTTTTCTGCGTAATTTGGAAGTTGGTTGATCATCAAATGTAGTAAATCTGATTATATACAGTGGTTCTCCGGTTGGCACATTAAACCTTGTGGACGGTTTTTCGTGAATGGTATTCTTGATTCCGAGACTCCATAAAAGTTCTCTTACGCTTTCTGCAAGTTGCTTTATTGTGCTCACATAAATACTTTGTGATTTTTCGGTTGAGATACATCCGTCTGAATCCATAAGTCCTTGAAGAAGCTCCCATCTCTGAGCTTCAGAGGCTCTTAAGTACTGTGGAGGTATTATCTTATCACGAAAATTATCAACAAGTATATTTTTCAGCTCTTTATATACAAGAATATGACTCCCGCCGCATTTTTGCGGATAGCAGTTGTGAAGATTATATGGGATAAACGAAATGATATCCTGAACATCGGAATCTCTGACGGTCAGTTCCGGTTTTGTTGAATTGCCGTTGCCAAGCCAATAGCCGTAGGTGTATGCATCAAGTGGGAGTTTTGCATTTGATGTTTTGAGTGGTTTTGTGACGGGAATTCTTATTATAGAGCGTCTTGCTTCTCGTGGATTATCTTTAAAGCGTTCTCTGTAGCCTTTTACATTTTCATATATCTCTTTGGCCTTCCATATTTTGTGCTGAGTTTTACCATGTGTATACTCCAAATCCCACAGATGATTCTCTCCGGCAATAATTGTACTTCCGTCACGAAAGGTAAGCTTATATGCCTGCTCAGTATCATCTACCATACTTTTTGCAACCACACTGCATATATCGCCGTTTTCATCAAAAACCTTATCTCCCGGCTTGATTTCACCCATGGTTTTAAATCCGTCAGGTGTTGGGATAGGAGTGTCAAGAGCAAGCTGCTTTCCGTTCTTTTTTGGTATCTCAATATATGCCGTGTTGTATTGACGGTAACCGTTTTCTTTTACTGTGCCGAAGATATCGGATATAATTTTTTGTTGCCACGGAAGGAGTGTAAACGGAACACCATGCCATTTACCTTTAGTGTGCTTCAGAGAATTTATGAAATCAATGGTACGCTTTGCTTTGGCTTCATCATGCATTGGGTTTGTCACCACCCAAACTCAGAAGGTTTTCCATTATATCGTCTTCGGAGTCGCCTGATCCTTCAGAGGATATACGGCTTCGTGATGAAGGCGTAAGACCGAACTCCTGACAGAAGTTTTTCATAATAGTAAGGTATTTATGAGCAATTGCAACCTGCGGAACTTGCTGCCAATATCCGGAGGGTGTCTTCACAATGGCACCATGTTTGGAAATGAATTCTTCAGCTTCTTTCCACCGTGCATATGCTTGACAGTATCCGGCAAAAGCTGTCATGTCAACCTCTGTCAGAATTCCCATCTGTTCCATTTGCTTTGAAAGTCTGCGCCATTCCTTTTTGGCTTCGTCATCGAGCCACTTGGGGCAGGCAGGAGCTTTCTTCTTGGGTTTTGGTTCATTTTTATTGAGCACACGCTTTCCGGGATTTCCCTCAAGCGCTTTTATTGCCGTTGGCTTTGGCTTTCTTCCCTGTGCCATAGTTAACACCTCCTTTACGGCATAAAAAAAGACCTTTTCAGGTCTCGAAATAACGAACAGAGCCGTATGGCTCCGTTCAAGTTATATTGTTTTTTTTGGTATCAGAACAATCCCCATTCTGCGAATTTCTCAAATCCGCCGAGCGATGAAATGTATTCTCTTGCAATTTCGACAATTTCGGAATAAGGTTTTCCGTCTACTGTTTCATCACCGATTGCTACGCTGAGTGTTATTGTTTCTCCTGTTTCCTGTGCTTTTAAAAAAGCATATATATTTACGGAAACATCCGCTTTGCTGAGGTCTTTTCCGTGAAGTCCTCCGCCGGTTACTCCGTCTGCCATATCAGAACCGAGCTTTCGGTTTGTAGCTCCGGTATCCACGTCTGTTCCACCTGTCCAGTAGCCTATTGGGTTTATAACGGCATCAGGATAGAGGCTATGCAGTTCATTCCCAGCGTGGCTTTGGCAGATTATGAGCTTATCACCATCAAGAATGTATTTTCCGTCGGTGCCGTATTTGGAATATATCTCCCCGGCAATATGTGAGATTTCCCATTGTTCATCGGTGAGAGGAACGCCTTTGAATATTCCGTTATCACCGCAGCGGATGTTGTCGGACTGATTTTTTGCAAGATGCTCATCCTGACAATATAATTTGAAATCGACCATGATGTCATCTCTTTTACTGATTCGGTGAACGGCTCTGCAGACTTCGATTTTGTCAATATCGGCTGAAGTTTCAGCTATGATATGACAAACGCCATGTCCGATTAAAACCTCTACTGCCACCTTTGGATTGGGATTGTTTTTGTATGCAAGGTCGACAATTGCTCCTGCAATGCGGTCTGCAATCTTGTCGGGATGCATGGGATTTACTTTTTCGGTCATTTAAAATACCTCCGTCTTATTTTTTATCAAGTGTATCGAAGCACCATTTTATTGCTTCGCCACTGTTTTTAAATGTGTCTTTTGCTTTTTGGTTTAAAGATAAGCGACATTCAATTTCTGCATATTCTGCATCAGGCTCATCAACATATTCGTAAATACAAGCTTCGTATTTACCCATGTAGTTTGATGTTGCAAGGCATACAAAATCTTTGTATCTCACTATGGCATCGTAGCTTGGTGAAATAGAAAGTGCGAGTTTTTCGATGGTTGTAAAATCTGTCATTTTCGAGACCTCCTTAAATGCTGAGCATTCTGATTGCCGGAATACGTTTCTTTTTGTCTGAGCCGACTTCGTTGTATCTTGCGTTCACTTCGGTTAAGCCTGCCATTTGGAAGCCGTACTTTTGGAATTCGGCAAGGGTTTCGATAAGGCTTGAGAATGTGCTTGAAATGGTAAACTCGAAAATGTCGTTTGCCTTGAGGCAGTTTGCAATGTCTTCAATCTCGTTTTCCCAAATGCACTCGTTGAAGTCAATTTTTTCGTTTCCGGTTTCTTCGCAAGTTCTGTATGCCCAGAAAAGTGTAGGATTGATTCCAACCTCTTTGAGGTTAGGAACCTTGTTTTCAATTGCCTGTTCAAATGCTTCAATTTTTTTCATTTTAAAATCCTCCAAATAATGTGTTTTTGTCCCTTTCGGTAGTGACATATTACCTCTGAATGTACATTATATCAAGTCATTTATCGGCATATACTGCACAAAGATTTGTAAGGAAAACTGTGTATAATTAAGAGCCGGACTAAGCCGGCTCTGAGTGTTATTTTATATTATTTATTGATGTGATTGTGGATAATCTCTATGATTTCATCCTGTTCGTTTTTTGGAACTCCTATGGAATCAAGACTTTGTCTTATTCCGCAGTCGGGACAAATCGCTGTTTTGTTGTCGGTTCTTGAAAGTGCAGGAGCATCACTGTAAATTTGTCCGCATATCGGGCAATGAGTTTCTTGCCTTTGGATTGGCTTTGTCATTTGGATACCTCCCTGCTGTATCTGTAGGCTTCTTTTAAAATATTCATATCGAAGTTGAAGGTATGGTATCCAAAGGCGCAGGTTTCAAGGTAATGCTGTGAAGGGATACCGTATGGTCTACTATCGTCCATAATGTATACGAAAACCTTCTTTTTTCGTATGCGATTACTTGCCAACCCTTTATATTCGAACTCAAACTCCTTTTTGTAATAAAAGGTGGGATAACCTTCGTAGCGGTCGAGGCTTAATTCGTCAGATGCCGAAACTTCCCAAACGACAACCGGCACGTGGTAACCCTCGGCAGGTTCAATGGTAAGGTAAGAGCCGGTCTTGCTGCCTTTAAAAACCAGTCTCCAATCTTTGAGCTTTCCGACTCCAAGTATCCTTGAATCGGGGCATCGCCAATGCATTTGACTTGTGTTTAAATTACTGCCGTAGGCGATGTAGTACCTTTTCTTTGAATTTTTTTGCATAAAAAAATCTCCTTTCAAAATCGTCTTCTACCACCTTAAGACCGCCATAAGCGGTCGATGGGGAGGAGGGCTTGCCTTATCTTCCGTTGCGGAAGGCGGTATCTCCTGCCAAGCGTTTTGTAAAGAGGTCTCTTGCTGTTTTAAATTCTTCTCCGATGAACCCGAGCCTTAAAAGCCAAGTTCTCATTGCGTATTTGGGGTTTTCGTTCTGTTGGGGTTTGGGGCTTGCCGTGCTGACCGTTTTTGCCATTTGGCTGAGTGCAAGGCAAAGCTGAATGTAGCTCTTGAGCTGTCCGGCGTGTATTCCTCCTCGTCTTTCGGTGGTAGGGTTGTCAAACTGGAAAAGTCTGAACTCAACCGTTCCTTTTGTGAATGTGGCGTGAAGGTTAAGCATATGGTATCTTGTGCTGTTGTAATGGGCACTTCTGCTTCCCCAATCTTCAGCGTACCAAATGTCTGCAAGGGCTGCCATCGTTCTTGGCTTTCTGAGGTTGAGCTTTGCAAGGAAGCTTGGGTTTACGGTTTGACAATATTGTGTTATTCTTCTGCGGTCAAGGTTTAAGGCTGAAATCAAAAGGCTTTCGTGGCTTGCCATAATGTTTGCGAGGTTTCGGAGGGTTTTGGCATCGTGTCCGTTTGCTCCGATGTGGCAATGTACTCCGCACCCGTGAAGGGGGTTGCTTATCGCTCCGGCTTTTCTTAGCTTTCTTGCAATCTCCTGCAGGTCTTCAATGTCATCGTAGTGAAGAATCGGGGTTCCAAGCTCTGTTTTTTCAAGGTCCGAGTTTGCTCGGATGCTTGAGTCTCTTGTTATTTTCCAGGTTCTTCCTTGGTTGTCTTTGCAACTCCAAGTGTCGTATCCGCCGCCGTCGTGGTTTACCGTGTGTTCTGTTTCAAAGTGCTTTGCAATCACCCTGCAGGCTTTTTCTCTTGTGATGTTTGCCATCTCAATTTCAATGCCGATGGTCTGCTTTTTCATCTCTTCAATAAAGTTTTTTGTTTTTTCGTTCATGGTTTGTATCTCCTTTTCAAAGTGTGTTTTCCCTTTTGGTAGTACACATATTACCTCTGAAAAGGATATATATCAATACGATTACTACACAATGATTTACACATAAATTGTGTATATTACAGCTCGCTGAACAATGCGTGTCCGAAGAACTCACGGCACTTTTTACATAGCAAATCTTCATCAGTTCCGTCCGCAATTTCACCGCAGTATTTGCAGATGTGTTGGTTTGGCAAGTCTGTGCATACTTTGTTCCCGGACATAAGCTCAAGGTATATTTTTGCGTACCTTTCCAACTCGCTGCCTACAGAGTTTTTGGAAGCTTCAATGTAAAACTCCATTGCTTCTTTTCTGCAGTCCCATACCTTTTCAATGCCGTAGCAAATGGTTTTTACAGTTGCAAGTTTTCTGCATTGGTCTTCACCAAAAGCAACACTCAATCCTGAACCATTATCCCACCGAACCATAATTGAACCGGCATCATCAACACCTTTTACTGTTCCTTTTGTGCCGATGGGCGGTGCATACAAGTCATTCATATGCACCAATTCAACTCTTGTTCCTGCAGGGTATTGATTGCGAAGACTTTCGACTACTTCTTTGCTTGGAAATCTCATATTATTCAGCCTCCGTTTCTGTTCGGGTTATGCTTTTGAATGCTGAGCTTCCTTCAAGGTTACGAAGGAGCACCTTTCGTATTTCCTTGTATTCTGTTCCTATGAATCCAAGTCTTAAAAGAAAACATCTGAAAGCATATTTTTCATTTGCAACTTCCTTTTCTTTGGCTGTGATTCGCTTTTGTTTTTTTGCCATGTTACATAGTGCGGTTACAAATTCCATATATGCATGAAGTTCTTCGGGAGTGCTTTCGGATTTAAACCAGGGAAAATCCAAACGGTCATCCATAAGGTTAATCGGAAGATTGTCGACTCCCAATGCCTTTTTTATGAGATTACCTTTGGATTCAACAAGGTCAAAAATATTTTGAAGTGAAGTTTCGGTGAAGTCTGACATCGGGATTTGAATTGCTACTCCGGAGAGCGTATCTTCAGGTGCTTCGCTCTCCGGCAATCCCTCTGCCTCAAATCCGTTGTCGTGTAACATTTCAAGCAGTCTTTCGATTACCTCGCTGTCGGCATTGTCGTCAAAGGAAAGGGCTCCGTTTTTGTCAATGGTGATGTAGCCAATTTCATAGGCAAAGGTTGGTGCGCCTTTGTACTTTGCATCGTATCCCATCCAGTTGGCAATGGTCTG